TTGACTCAATCAGGGAACGTCTTGAAAGAATGACCCTTAGAGTTAATGCTATTCGAGAAGAACAGATAGAGAATACATTGTTAGTTAAACAACTAAAGAATAAGGCAGGACTATGAAGATATTATTTATTACTGTGTTTCTATTCTTACAGGGATGTATGCTACTGGACTTCATCAAGCCTAGTAGTGGTATTCAGACAGAGATAGAGGTTGTAGCAGGTGATAAGAATCAAGAGGTAGCAACTGGTGCTGTGGTTGGTAAGAAGGAAACTAACAACAACACAGCAGATGCTATTACCCAGACTTATAATACGATGAATGAACAAGCTCCTTGGTGGGTTATAGTCCTTCTAGTGTTAGGTTGGGTGATGCCTTCTCCATCGAATATGTGGAAAGGATTTGTTAATTTATTTAAGAGGAACAAGTAATGCCCAAGAAAGGTGAAACTAGTGCTACTGCATCTAAGCGTAGCAAGCAACAAAGGAAGTATAACAGTTCTCCTGAACAGAAGAAACGTAGGGCTAGTAGGAATGCGGCTAGGCGTAAGATGGAAAAAGCTGGTAAGGTTCGTAAGGGGGATGGTAAGGATGTTGAGCATAAGGATAAGAACGCTAAGAATAATTCTAGTAAGAATATTGTAGTGCGTAATCGCTCTAAGAATCGTGCTGATAATCGAGGCACTGGTGGTCGTAAGAAGAAGTCTACAACAAAGAGGAAGAAGTAATGGTAGCTCCATTAGTAATAAGAGGGGCAGTTGGGTTAGCGGCTAAGGCTGTTGCTAAAGCGGCTGTTAAGAAGAAGGCTAAAAGGAAAGCGGCTGTTACTGTAGCTGGTGAAGCTATGACAGGTGTAGCTTTGCTTAATAAGAAGACTAAGAAATCTTCTAAACGTGGTAGAAATAATACTAGGAAGAAAAAGAAATGAATATTAAACAATCTAGTGAAGCCAAAGCTAAGGCTCAGAAGAGTAAGAAAGCTAAGAAAGCTAAGAAAGCTAACGTTGATGCTTGGGGAAGGGCTGTCGAGAAAACAATGGGACGTAAAAAACCAATGTCTCATGCAGAATATGCTAAAGGTGTTACAAAAATAAAATGAAGAAATCTAATAAGAAAGATAAGCCTAAGAAGAAGCCTACTAAGAAGAAGCCGAACGGGTTTGTTACACCTGTTGGTTTTGAAAAGAATAAGAAAGTTTGGATATAGAATATCCCCGACAAGGAATAGGGGGCTGACATTGTGCCAGCCCCACCTACCTTTACCGCTTAGTGAGTTTCTTCTGAGCCAGACCCTTGGTCAGCCATAGCCTCTTGCTCTGCAATACGACGTTGAGCTTCAGCCTCAGCCGCCTCTACTTGCCGTTGGAAGTCAGCCTTCTCTTCTTCTGAGGGGATAACATCTACTCGTGCAAAGTCATTTAGAATAACCTGACCACCATCTAAGAACATGATTTGTACAGCACCATTGCCAATTTGATGTTGGAAGGTGTTCTCTACATACTCAAACTCTTGACCATCTTTTAATAATACTTTTACTGTTGACATAATTTATACCTTTATTGTTTAATTGAATACTTCCCTAAACCTATCTTAAATACAAACCTAATGGTTAGCATTAATAAGAGAGGACATAATAGAAGTAGTAGTCCTGTTAATATTAACATTATTTTTTATCGTAATGAATTCCATCATTACCATTCTGTCCTATAATATCTATACGGCTAGGCTGAGCCTTGCCATACTCCTCTATCTCTTTAAGTGTCCGCCAACAACCAACACATACGCCTTGGCTGTTGACTTTACACACCCCTATACAGGGGCTATCCTTAGGGGATTTCACAGTTTCCTGCTGAACATGCAAGTTCCTTCATGTTCTCTAGAGCAGAGTCATCCTTCTCCCACTCCCCTAGTCTACTCCAATCAACATCCTTAGGCATAATAGCTAGTAGTTCTTTATACTCTTTAGCTGTACACTCTTGGTATGGTGCTTGTTCGTAGCTATGTTCACTATGAGGTAGAAAGGATACGCCTGAGCAGATGTCGAAGTTATCGTATATCCATGCTCCAGCAGTCATCCATTCATGTTCCTTAACAAATATAGTTACACTAGGTTTGTGCTCTGTCCAGTTCTCCTGATACAATTTCCATATATCTAATTGCTCTATGACATCCATATCATCTCGAACAATAGCTCCCTCTGGTGCTTTGTGTGGGAAAGAGAATACATATCCTGTATCTACTTTCATCACATCATCTTCAACAGGGAAGCCCATATCCACCATCATAGTGGCTAGAGGGTCTTTCTTATCAGCTCTTACTGTTCTGACATAGTAAGGGCTATACCTAGTATGTATGCCACTAGCACTGTCCACCAATTGACTGACAGTCCCACTAGGTTTAACACAGGTAATAGCAGTAGCAGGATTAATGCCGAGCCTCTCAGCCCATTCCACGTTCGTTTGAATAGCTTCATCCTTCAGCTCCTTAAGCCATCGCTTCAGTTTCTTAGTGTCAGCCTTGCCAGACATCACTTCATTGTCCATAATACCAGTAAAGCTTACACCTAACAGGGCTTCCTCTGCCGTGTTCTTAGCCCAACCCTTACTTAGGTATCGGAAGTTAGTTAAAGTTGCCTGTAGCGTCCCTATGAGCGTCGCAGTACGTACTTTAGCCTTCAATGTTGCCAGAGTGTCATCACTTCTGATGATAACCTCAGTTAGGTTACAGAATTGCTGACTCCTTAGTAGGATTTCACTACACGGGTTGCACCCAAAGTCTTGTTTTCCATATTCCTTACGTCTATCGGGGATGAAAGCGTTAGCCGCTTCACGATTAAAGATACCCCGTTCTCCTGACTTACTCTCATACAGGGCTTGCCACTCTCGCATAAAAATTGCCATGTCTGGTTTTTCTGTATAACAGACAGAGTTATTAGCGAGGGCTCTTTGCCCGTTGTTTTCCCACCATGCTCCGTGCTTAGCATTTCGCATCCGTTCATCAGTAAGGTTACTAAGACTAATGAGAGCAGACCTACGTACACCGCCAACAACGACCACTTCAGCGACCTTACACACGATGTCATGGCACTCAATACTGCTGAGCTTACGTCCTTTAGCATTCTTGAATACCTCCACTGTGAACTTAAACAAATCAACTAGGGGCTTGGGTCCTGAGGCTCGTCCTCCGAACGTTTTAAGCCTAGCTCCTGCTTCTCGTACCCTAGACACGTCCCACTGTGGCACTTGCCCTTGATACAATAATGTAATGAGTTCCCTATACGCTTTAGCCCACCCAATCTTTGAGTCCGCCACAACAATAGTCGTGTCTGTATCGTATAACTCATCAGTTATCTCTGGTAGTTCATTAATAAACTGTCTCTCTACTGAGAAACCCATACCTGTACCACACATCAGAACATATAATATCTCATCGAATCGTCGTGGATGGTCTATGGCTGTGTATGCACAGTTGAATCCAGCTACATTGTCCCTGTCTAAGGGCTTGCCTGCTGACATTAGCGTTCTCATTGAAGGCATAACTTCCGTAGTAGTTACACTCTCAAAAGCTTTGCTTATGTCTTCTTCGTAGTTGGGAAACTTATCGCTCCAGAAGTTACAAACTCTACCCACTGTCTCCTGCCAAGATTCTCTTCGCTCCGCTTCCTCATCCCATCTAGCATATCTGCTGAGGTGGATGAAAGACTGGTAGTCTGTTGGTAAAGCGACTGCTTCGGGAAGTTGTACAGGTTTATCGGTGGGAAGACAATCATCTTCCACTTTATTTCCACTCATTATTTCTCCTCTTTAAACATTAATTCATATTGTTTTGACTTATCTATGTCTTCCATAGCATCACCTTTCTTCCCTGCCCTAAGCCTATACTTAAGTACATCCTTGAAGCAAGCCGCTTGCCACATTGACATGTAGCTACATAGGTTTGAGTTAAGCACCAGCTTAATTATATCCTTAGCCTCTACATCACACAGCATGTAGTGTGGTGGGTGGTTAACCATGTCCTTAGACTTTCCCATTCCATCTACCTCCCTTGTCTAGTTGCATCCTACATAGTACAGGTGTATCTTCCCAGATAACACCACAGCCTATGACTGGACGGTTAAGAGTAGCACCCTTAGCATAGTTGAATGCAGGATGTTCAGGGTTAACTAAACAACCAACAGTCATACTCCACCTAAGAACTTCAGTGTCCGAGAAATACTCGATACCAAACTTGCTATGATGGTGTCCCTGTATGGAATGATGTGAATGACTACGAGCATTAGTAAGGGTGTTAGCACCCATAGTGTGTACCAACAAGCAACTTGCATACTTATCTACCTCGAAGTAATAGTGGTCTTTCCATTCCCAACCATCTATCTCGTACATATCATTGTAGGATTTGAGATGGTCTAATGGAATACCTGCTGACTTAGCCTTACGCTCAGTCATAGCACCGTGATTACCTATTATTGTTTTTAATTTAGGAAACATAGAATGTAATTGTTGAACACATTCTTTGGCTTGCTCATGCTCCTCCTTAGCTGACAGAGTACCATACTCTATCTCATGAAAGGAAGAGGCATGATTGTCAACCATGTCTCCTGTGTGCATAGCATCTTCACAACCATAAGCATCTGATACAGCTTGAAGGAACTCAAACGTATCAGGATGATGGTATGGAAAATGTGTATCACTAATTACTAGTGTGTTATTCACATTAGCCCTCGCTTAGTTAAGTGTATTTGAAATGCTTCCTTAGCACCAGTTACCTCCTTGGGAGGAATCCTTGCTAGGTATGCACTAACCTCCTCTAGCCAATACTTAATGCTAGGGGTTGGTATAGCTCCCTCTATTACATGCTTCTCATAGATGTTACATAGGACAGCACCTCTGTTATAAGCTCTCAGTTCTTCTGACTCAATCTCATTAAAGTCGTGAAGCTCGTTCTTGTCTTCGTCTTTCTGTGTCAATGGCTTTCTCCTTCTTAGTTTTAGCATCGTGACATGGCTTACAGAGGACTTGCAGACCCTCCGCTTCGCAGAACATAGCATAGATTACATCATCCCAGTTGGTAAACCCTACGTTAGGGTTAATGATTGGGTGTATGTGGTCTACACTTGATGTAGTTTCAGGAACTAATTCCTGACAACTGTTGCATAGCGAGTGAAATACAAGTCTACCTTTACCATTTGAAAGCTTAGTATGATGTCTCGCTTGTTTCTTTACATCATATTTAGGCTTCCATCTTGTAGACATCTGTCTTAAGCCTGACTTAATAAAGGAATTAAATCCTCCCTCAGTCATCGTCTCTCCTGCCCTAGTCCTTGGCACTTTCTTTGGCATACTCTAGACTCCAATGTTTTAAACCATCAGGACTTGTCTTGTCCCTCTCACGTATCATGTAAACTAACCTAGCCTGTTCCTCAAGTCTCTCCTTATATGTCTCACCATACTTTTCTTTGTATAGGGAGGCTACTAACCAGAGTGCTTCCTCTTCAGAGGTTGCATCCTTGAGAGTTTCATAAGCCTTAGCTTCACCACACCCTTCCAATCCTGGAATATTATCTACCCCATCTCCTGTAAGTGTCTGTGCCATGAACCATAGGAAGCCTTCACCCTTGAAGGACTTCTTATCAAACTTATGTGTAGGCTTACCAGTCTTCTCTGATACACCATCTATATACTTTCCTGTTAATAAACCAAACTTGTCAACTAGATGAGGCTTAACCTCACCTGAGTTCCAAGTCTCCCACTTGTAATGCCAGCCTTCTACTTGTAACAAATCCTTATCTATGGTACAGAGTATACAAGGAACATCTTGTCTTCTATAGTCGGTCATAGATATGGCTAATAGGTCATCAGCTTCACAACCAACAGAGACGTAAGTGTTATAACGTGAACGTATGTACACTCTAGCATTCTCTAAATGGTATGGTTTGTCTGAATCTCTATTACCTTTGTAAGGTTTAACTGTAGCAACCTCATCCCTGAAGTTGGTCTTACCTGTTAGAAACATATAAGGTTCTACAGTTGTGTTACAAGCCTCCATGATTTGTTCAACCATGTTGTCTATGTAGGTGGCAACGTTCTGGAAGTCACGAATTTCAATATCAATTTTCTTTCCGTCTTCATCTAGAACATTGTCTTGCCCTACAAAACCAGAGGCATAGGCTAATGGGTCAGCATCTACTAACAGTATCGCATTAGCCCCCGCCATTACTGTGGTGCAGGAGGAGCAGGAGGAGCAGGAGGAGCTGGTGGTGCAGGAGGTGGTGTGCCACTAGCCGCAGGAACATCATCCTGTGCAGGCTCAGGGGCAGGCTGACCGCCTAATGTTTTCTGTAATACAGAACCATTGTACTCAAGATTTGATTTAATAATATCTTGAATCCACTCAGGTATCTTCTCCCATGCTTCTAAGTCAGGCTCATCACATAAGAATATCAGTGGCTCATTAACAAGCTCAGGCTGTATATAGCCCTTGAAGTTAGGAGCACCTGATACATCACCAACATTAGCATAAGTTTTACCTTTGCTTTCATTGTGTACAATAGCAACTTGACACGCTGAACCAGCTAGGGCAGTGAAGTCACCACCTGCTGACTCTTGTGGGTCTAATGCTCGGTAGCGCAATGTACTCTTAGCCTTATCTGCATCCAGATTATAAAAAGGCATAGTCTCAGACACCCAACGAGGTCGGTCTAATACTTCATTGCCATCTTCATCCTTCATAAACTCATCAGAGAGTTCATAAGTTAGACTTATTTTTTGAACAGGTGGTTTAGATTTACCTTGCCATGCCTGTTGTGGTTGTAACCCTAGGTCTATAATTTGTACTAGCCTTGCAGGGTATAGTGCAATTGGTAGTACGTCTTGGTCTACTCGACCACCGCCTGATGACGGTTGCTTTTTAGCGTTTAATCCCATATTATTATCTCTTGTAGTTCGTCAATATCAATTAGCATTTCTGCTGAGTCTCTTGTTACTTGTAATACTATTTCATCATTCTCTCCTACTGAAGCTGTCAGTTCTTCTAAGTGATGTATCATTTCCTGATTAGTCCACGTTGTAAACTTACTAGTGGATGTCATACCAATTTTCTCCTGTTGCTGATTCGCCCTCATGAGGACAGTTAATATTAAAGTATACACCTGCTGATGTAATAGCCTGTTCGGAGAGATACCTGATGCGTTCAACATGTACTGGCTTACACTCGATAGTGTACTCATCGTGGTTCCAGTTAACATACGCCCAGTCATCTCCCCATACAAAGCCCTCATCCGTGAGCCAGTCGTACAGGAATACATAAGCCGCACTCATCATTATAGCCTCATCACTTTGCAGTAGGTACACTAATAGTTTATGCTCCGAGTCTATAAAGATAGGTCGCCCATCTAGTCCTGCTATCCAACCGTTGTAATACTCCACCTTCTTCCACTTGTTGAGCCGTTGCTTGGCATTGCCTTGCCACTCATTTGTTATCCCTTGTAACAACTGCTCAAACCCTGTGGACACACCTAGGAATGCTTCCCTAATCCTGCCACCATCCTCCTTACTCCCACCAATCATGTTGCCTAGCTTGTTATCACTGGCTCCGAACATAAAAGCGTAGTTAAGATTTTTCATCATGCCATACTTAACATCGTATCCTGCATGGGCTACAGCTTTCTGATTGATAAAGTGGATAGAAGTTTTGTCCTCTTTCTTTCCATGTATAAGTGTGTTTGTAAATGTAGGGTCTCCTACCCTTGCCGCTAACATTCTATTCTGACAGCCAGCACTATCTGTACCAATCAAAACCTTACCGTCGATGGAGGAGAATATTTTTCTCATCCACTTACCGAAGAACGCCTCTGAGTTGGGGACGTTCACTATGTCAGCATGTTTTGCACGACCTGTCTCTGCCAAGCCTGTGACACGACTGGCAATCCTGCCATCCGTTCTAACCCTGTCAAGGTAGCCTTTGACATAACTTCTGCGGGACTTAACCTGCATAAGCTTAGCCATCATCTTTCCTACCTTACCTTCAACACCTATGAAGTCATCGTTCTTAGATAACTTAGGGGAGGTTTTATCTCCCTCATCATTGTAGTTGTATTCCTTAGGAATCCAGCCTACAGATAATAGGTAGTCAATTGACTCAACTCTCTTGTTAGGGTTGACACGTCGGAAGTCTACACGAGAGAATACATTACCAACTTCTCTATCGTACATCCTATCTATCTGTTCGTATGAAGTGTGAGAGGTATCAAGGAACCACTTCTCCATATGGGAGGAGTAGTCACCACTCTTAACGAATGGCTTCTTGACATAAGACAATACATTCTTAACCTTCTTCTCTTCACAAACAGTAATCATAGGTAGGCGATTGTCTAGAACATCTTCTATCCATCTCCGCCATCTATCTAACGTGTTAATACATTTCCATGCCCAAGGCTGGTCTATATGCCAGCCATAGGCTTCTTGCTTACCTATAACACTGAACAGTTTATTGCTGAGCCAAGTAGCACCTTCCCAATTGTATTCAGCTTTCTCTGCTAACAGTATGTTGTAAGCTCTAAGGGTTATTGCAGTGTCCCTCTCACATCTATGTCTCATCTCTGGTGAGTACTGTGTCCAGTCTTCATGCTCAACCTTACCTAGTCCAACACGATAACCCCACGTCACCAGAGCATGAGGCTTATTACGAACAGGGCAATTGGGAGGGACAAAACGATTAGGACTGTAAAGCTTAGACATAACCATAGTGTCTTCTCTATTACCTTTGTAGACATACTCATGTAATTTCTCCAGTAGAGGGAAGTCATACCCTGTACCATTGTGTGCAATTAGGACATCGCATGTGTCCATAAAGTCAAGCATCTCTTTAATGCAGAGAGGGTCAAAGAACTTTTCGTCTTGACCATCAGTGCTTAAGAAGGCTCCGCACCATATGCGGGAAGCTTCCTCCAGAAGACCGTTGGCTTCTAGGTCGAACACGTATGCTCTCGTCATCCTTATGTCTCCTGTGTATAGCTAGTGTTTCTTCTAGCTGTTCTTCATCGAGTGGCTCATCGTCCCAGTTGCGACTGTCCCACATGTCTCCTATGTTCATAATTTTTCTCTCATAAAATTTCTAAAGTCCTTGACTGCCGCATAGATGGTACGTATATTAATACCAGTTATGTCAGCAATCTCGTATGGTTTGTATTGATATAGTACAGACAGTGTAACAATAGTTCTCTTGTTGAAGCTAAGTCTATTGATGTCTGCTTTAATTTCCTCAAGGAATTCACCTGCTAAGGTGTCAAGCTCAGGGTTAGTATTCTCATCAGCTAGAGATATAACTTCTTCATGACTATCGTCATCATTAATCTCTGCCTCAGAATACTGTGCATACTTACCTGCTGTAGAGACATGACTCATCTCCTGCTTACGCTCAGAGCTATACATCTTACCAATCACACCGCTAAGAACAGTAGTAAAGAAGGCTTCAAAGTCTTTGTCAGACATCTCATACGAGGGCGGATGCTCTAGTATAGATATGTAAGCGTCTTGTACAGCATCCTCAGCGTTCTGCCAATTCTTCTGTAGCCTACCGTAAGCCATCTTAGTGTATTTACCACGTTCAATTATATAATCTTTCCCATTGTTAATAGGAAATTTTATACGGTCAAGGTGTTCCTCTGCATGTGCTGTTATGTCATTCATCATCTTTCACCTTTAATTTGTTTTATCAAAGGCTCAAGGTGGGCTCGAATATCATCACCATCTGTACAACCTAACGCTGATTCTACTTCATCTATAAAATCATCAATCTCAGTAATAACATCATTGATTAATTCCAACTCATCTTTTGTTGGGTAGGTTCTTAAACGCTGAATATCATCAATTAGTTGGTACATACTTGCTTTCTCACTCATCATCTTTCACTTTTAGTTGTTCGATTGCCATTACACCCTTAAGAATACTACCTTGTTCAACAAAGACTTCTTTAGCCGCATCCAGTACAGCGTTACGGCGACGGTTACGGTTAGAGATTAGTTGTAAAAGCATT